GAAGGTGCAACCGCAGGCGACACATATTACACTGGCACAGCCATTGTAACTGGTCGCACCGTGACTGCTTCTTTCGACGGTATGGTCGAGATGTCAATCTCGGTTCAAGGTTCTGGCGGACTGACAGAAACAACCGTTTAATATAACAGACAGGGGGTGGCACTATGTCTGCATTTGGCGAGCGCATAAGCGCGAAAACTAATCAAAGCACAATCCGTGTTGAGGTTGCAGAGTGGGGTGACGAAAACGAGCCTATGGTTCTTTTCGCCACTCCTCTTAACGCAGGCGAGTTCTCGAAACTGCAAAAGAAGCACCCGAACTTTCTGAACAACATGACGGTCGAAGGGCTGATTGATATGTTGATTATGAAGGCAATGGACGGCGAAGGTAACAAAGCCTTTGACGTAGGCGACAAGCCTGTTTTGATGCGCCAGCCTGTCGGTCTTGTCAGCAATGTTGCTGGGCAACTTATGGGCGAAGTCACGAGCGTTGAAGACGCAAAAAAGGACTAAGCGATGACCCTGACCGATTTGTGGTCATCGCACTTGCCGACCGACTTGGTAAGACCATTGGCGAAATAGAAGATATGCCCTATAATGAACTCATCGAGTGGGTTGCATATTTGGAAGTGTTAGCGGATGGCCGACCAAAATCTTAGAGTAAATATCACAGCCTTTGACAAGACGCAGCGTGCTTTTGCGTCTGTTCGGGCTGGTCTTGGTAAGGTTAAGTCGTCTGTTTTTAACGTCCGCAACGCCGTTGTCGGGCTTGGTGCAACACTGGCACTCAAGCAGTTTGCTGGTCAAATTGACGAACTTGCTAAAGCCAGTGGCCGTCTTGGTCTTACTGTTAACGAATTGCAATCATTGCAGTTTGCGGCAGGGCAAACAGGCGTTTCATCCGACGAACTGACCAAAGGTCTTGAGCGTTTCAGCCGCAGCATCGGTGAGACAGCACAAGGCATCGGCTCTGCCAAAGAAGAATTTGAACAGCTTGGCATTAGCGTAACCAATGCAGATGGCAGCTTGCGTCCGACAACAACGCTTCTTAATGAAGTTTCTGATGGTCTTAAAGATGTCAGCGACCCAGCCGAGCGTGTTCGCATTGCGTTTGACCTGTTTGGCCGTTCTGGTGTCAAGCTAATCAACACGCTAAAAGGCGGGTCTGAAAGCCTGACAGAACTGCGTGACCGCTTCAATGACATCACCATCACACTGACAGAAGACCAAGCAAAGGCCGTTGAGGCCGCCAATGATGGCTTTGACCGTCTTGGCAAGACCTTCTCATCGTTTGGCCAGTCTATTACCGCCACGGTGTTGCCCGGCATCCAGCGCGTTGCCGAAGCATTTACGGTTCTGGGTTCACTTGCTATTGCCAACATCATCGACGGTGTAAGCGTTCTGCGTAACCGCTTCATCGCCCTAGCGCAAACATTTGGCCTGCTGGCAGATGCAGAGAAGTCTGCAATCAATGAAGGCACATCAGCGCGTCTGCGTGAGATTGCTGAAAGCTATGCGCTGGCTGCTGATAACGTCGTGCCTCTTGCTGACAATGTTAAGAAAGTCGGCGAAGAAGCTGTTGTCGCAGAAGATAAGCTAAAGAAATTGGCGACAACGGCTAAGACGGACGGTGAGCGTTCTGCCGAGACAATCGGCGAAAGTTTCGGGCAAACATTCAAAGCCATCTCAATGGGGACAAAAAGCGCATCTGATGCGTTCGGAGATATGGCTAAAAAAATCATTGCTCGTCTTTATGACATTCTTGTTGTTGAGCGCTTGGTGCAGTCAATCGGCGGTTTCCTCAAGCCTATGAAAATCTTTGGCGGCTCTGGCGCAACACCCAAAAAAGCCATCGGCGGCTCTGTGCAACGCGGTCAGCCAACCCTAGTTGGCGAACGCGGTGCTGAATTATTCGTGCCAGCGTCATCGGGCAGCATCGTGCCAAACAACAAAATGGGCGGCGAAGGTGTCGTGGTCAATCAAACCATCAATGTAAGCACAGGCGTTTCGCAAACTGTTCGTGCTGAGATTGTGCAACTTATGCCACAAATTGTCGGCGCAGCTAAGTCTGGCGTGCTGGATGCTAAGAAGCGCGGCGGCGCATACGGGGCAGCGTTCTAATGGCTATCACTTATCCACTAACACTACCGACCATCAAAGACATGCGTGCTATTCGCCTGACCGCTAAGAACTCGGTCGGCATCAGCACAAGCCCGTTTAGTTACACGCAGCAAGTTTACAAGCATCAGGGTCAACGCTGGCAAGCCGAAGTGCAGATGCCAGCTATGAACCGCGCACAGGCAGAGGAATGGTTTTCGTTTCTGGTCAAGCTGAATGGTCAGTATGGCACGTTCTTGCTGGGCGACCCGCACAGTGCGCCGCGTGGTTCTGCTTCGTCAACGCCCGGCACGCCAGTTGTAAACGGCGCAAGCCAAACGGGTGCGGAACTGGCGATTGATGGTTTGCCAGCTAGTGCAACAGGATACCTGAAAGCTGGCGATTATATCCAACTCGGCGCGGGTTCTACTGCCACGCTGCATAAAGTGTTGAATGATGTAAACAGCAATGGGTCTGGCGAAGCCACGCTGGACATCTGGCCTGACTTGCGGTCATCACCCGCAGATGACGCAGCGGTTGTCATTAGCAATGCTGTCGGCGTGTTCCGTCTGGCAGCTAATGAAATCGGCGTTGATATTAACGAAATCGAGTTTTTTGGAATTACGTTTGCGGCTGTTGAGGCATTATAAATGGCACGCGGTATAACATCGGGGCTGAATACGCAAGTCACCGCCAGCGAACTTGAACCAATCTTTTTGATTGATTTGGATTTTGAAAGTGGGTCGCTGTATTTTTGGAACGGCGTGCGTCCGCTGACTTATAACGGTAACGAATATCTTGGCGGTGGCAATCTCATCAACATCTCACCGATTGTAGAGACAAGTGATGTTCGCGCTGTCGGTGTAAACTTGACGATGAGTGGCTTGCCAGCCAGTCTTATCAGCATCGCACTGACAGAAGCCTATCAGGGCAAGCCAGTTAAGATACGCTTCGGCGCGCTGTCATCTGGCGCGATAGTTGCTGACCCATATATTATATTTGACGGACGTATGGATGTGCTGACCATCGACGACGCTGCCGAAGGTGCATCTATCAACATCGCAGCAGAAAGCCGCATGATTGACTTAGAGCGTCCACGCTTGCGCCGCTATACACCGCAAGACCAGAAGATTGACCACCCCACCGATACTGGTCTTGATTATGTGCCAGTCATTCAAGACGTATCTATTCAATGGGGTAGATAATGCAGCGCAAACAAGGTTGGGAACTCAAGCTGGATGGTGCGTTGCAGAATGTTGCGTATGAGCCATATATTCTTGGCGAAACAGACTGCTTTGCTGGAACGGCAAACATTGTGTCGGAAATGACTGACACTGACATTCTAGAGAAGTGGCGCGGCAAGTATCAGTCATTCTTGCAAGCGGCGCGTATGATTAGGCGCGAAGATTATGATGGCGTGCCTGACTGGCTTGACCAGATAACAGAAGGCCGCATAACGCCGAAACAGGCGCAGCGTGGCGACATCGTGGCAAGACATATTGACAAAGTTGTGCCATCATTGGGCATATGTGCTGGCGACCAAGCGTTGCTGTTTACGCACGACGAAGGTGCTATTTATGTGCCAATGAGAATAATCGAAGCAGCTTGGCGGGTGTAATATGGGTGATAAAGCAGAAGATGTTTTAAAGGATGCTCTGACTGTTGCCGCCATTGTTTACACAGGCGGCGCAGCGGCGGGCGCATTAGGTATAGGGGCTGGCGTAAGTATTGGGTCTGCCCTTGCCACCGCTGCCTTGCAAACTGCTGTTGCTTATTCTGCCGGGGCTTATGATGCTGTTGACGCGCCATCATCATTGGGCAACGAAGTTGCTGGTCGCCAACTAAACGTCAAGCTGCCGACACAGCCGCGCCGCACGATTTACGGCGAAGTCAAAGCTGGCGGCACAGTTGTTTTCTTAGAAACGTCTGACGATAACAAGTATCTGCATATGGTTGTGGCGGTAGCTGACCACGAAGTTGATAACTTAGCGTTCTGGTGGATTTCACCAACTAGCACAGTTTATAGGCATGTTAATCTAAACGATGATGATGTGTTATTATTTAACGATGGCACAGATGCTAACGGCGTTAAGCGCTATTCAACAAACACATCACGCTATAAAAACGACGATAACGAAAAGCTGACCCGCTTTAAGTTTTATGACGGAACGCAGACAGTCGCAGATGCCGATTTGGTGGCAGAAACCAGCGCGCCAAGCACGATGGTCTTAAACGGCATTGCATATATTTATGCGCGTTTCCAGTATGACGTTGATGCGTTCCCGAATGGTATTCCTGCCGTGACAGCACTGGTCAAAGGCAAAAAGCTGTTTGACCCGCGTGACGATACCACATCTTATTCAGAAAACCCTGCACTGGTTGTGCGTGACTATCTGACCAGCGCAACGGGTCTGGCAGCTACAGCCGCAGAGATTGACGACACAAGCATCATCGCAGCAGCGAATATCTGTGATGAAACCGTTTCCCTAGATAATGCAAAATATCCCTACATTGTTTCCGAAGACCGCTTTACTTGTAACGGCATCATTGACGCAGACAAGCCGCCGGCAACGGTGTTGCCGCGTCTGCTGACATCTATGGTCGGCCACTGTTCTTATTCTGATGGCAAGTGGCTTGTGCTGGCTGGCGCATACCGCACGCCGACTATTACGCTTGACGAAGACGATTTGCGAGGCGCGATACAAGTGCAGACCCGTGCCAGCCGCAGAGACAGCTTCAACAGCGTCAAGGGCATTTATGTTGCGCCAGACGAGAACTACCAGCCGACAGATTACCCAGAAATCACAAACGCGACCTATGTGACCGAAGACGCTGGCGAGAAGGTAACGACAGAACTTGACTTGCCGTTTACTGACAGCACCACAATGGCGCAGCGTATCGCCAAGATACATCTGGAACAGGGTCGCCAGCAGTTGATGATTAACTATCCGGCGAAGCTGACTGCGTTCAAACTGCAAGTCGGTGACACGGTTATGATTACCAATGAACGCTTTGGCTTCTGCGTCTAAAGTGTTTCAGGTTGTCGAATGGACGCTGGCAATCTCTGGCGAACAGCTTGGTGTTGACCTTGTGCTGCGCGAAACAGCGGCGGGTGTTTACACTTGGTCGAGCAATGAGCAAGTAGCTGTTGACCCTGCGCCTAATACCACGCTGCCAAGCGCATATGACATTGGCGGTGTCGGTGTATCTATTGGCGAGGAATTGCGGATTATTAACCAGAAAGCCGTGGCAGTTATCGAAGTGACGGTGACTGGTGGCGGCACGTTCCAAGACAAATACGAAGTGCAGTTTAAGAAAGAAAGCGAAACAGAATTTAAGTCGCTGGGTCGCGGCTCATCAAACATCTTTGAGATTATAGATGTCGAAGATAATGTGACCTATAACATCCGCGCTAGGGCTATCAGCAATCTTGGCGTTAAGTCTGAATTTACAGAAATTAGCCATCAAGCAGTCGGCAAGACCGCACCGCCAGCCGATGTGAGTGGCTTGCGGATTAACGTGGTTGGCGCAGAAGCACATTTGTCGTGGGACGCTGTGGCTGATTTGGATTTGTCGCACTATCAAGTGCGTTATTCGACAGATACAACCAGCCCATCATTCCAAAATGCTGTGACGCTTATTCCAAAGATTACAGCGACCAGCACGACTGTTCCTGCACGAACTGGCACTTACTTTGTTCGCGCCGTTGATACGTCTGGCAACACCAGCCAGAACGCCACCAATGTTGGCACAGACATTCAGTCAATCGCTGGCTTAAACGTGGTTGCCACATCTACACAGCACCCAACATTTGCTGGCGTGAAGACCGATTGCGTGGTCGATGATGACAGTCAAGGTGTGCCTGTTCTGAAATTGGCCACATCTATTCTGTTTGACGCTGCCACAGGCAACTTTGACGATGCGCCGGGTCTGTTCGACAGTGGCGGTGGTCGCGTTGACAACGAGGGTGCATATGAGTTTGACAGTTATGTGGACTTGGGCAGCAGATACACAAGCCGCGTGACTGCTGCTTTGGACGTTATCCGCATTGACTATGTGAACCTGTTTGACGATGCCGAAGGCAACTTTGATGCGCGTCAAGGTCTGTTCGACGGCGACCCTGCTGCTTATGATGACACCAATGTTGATTTGTTTGTTGCCACAACTAACGATGACCCAGCAGGAACGCCAACTTGGTCAGCGTTTAAGGAATTTGTGGTTGGCGATTACACAGCCCGTGCGTTGAAATTTAAGGCTGTCCTATCCAGCACAGACGAACAAGCCACGCCAGCAATCAAAGAACTGTCTGTGACTGTTGATATGCCTGACAGTCTGCGCGCTGACAATGATATTGCAAGCGGCACAGCTGGCGGCGGTAAGGTTGTGACGTTCAGCCCTGCCTATAAGGATTTGCAAGGTTTGGCGATTGTTGCAGAAAATATGGCAACGGGTGATTTTTATGATATAGTGAGCAAAGACGCCACAGGGTTCACTATCCGCTTCAAAAATAGCGGCGGCACGGTGGTTGACCGAACATTTGATTATGTGGCCAAAGGTTATGGAGAACTTGTAACATGACGCAGAACGCATCTGATGTAGAAATCGCCAACCAAGGCTTTGCCGCTTTTCGGCAAGACTTGAATGACGTTCTCGAAGACATCACAACGCTGCACAGTGGCAACACTGCACCGACCACGACATACGCATCAATGTGGTGGTATGAAGAAGACACCGACAAATTATATATCAGGAATGAGGATAATGATGCGTGGGTTGAAATCTTAACGATTGACCAAGCGAATGACCATCTGGCAACGATTGGTGCGAGCATCACGCTTGATGGCACGGGTAATGTGTCGATTGATAGCGGTGACTTCACAGTTGATACGGATACGCTGCACGTTGACAGCACGAATAATCGGGTCGGCGTGGGGACTGTTTCGCCAAGTGCATTGCTTAATGCCGTTGATGCAAGTGGAAGCGGCACTACCACACAAATTGCATCAGGAACAGCACATAGCCAAACTAGGTTTGCTGCAAGAACAGAGGGATATAATGGCATAATGTCGCTTTATGACAGTGGCGGCACGGAAGATGTAAAGTTAAGCGCAAAATCAGGTCAAGCTAGTTACATTAATAATGGCGGCAACGTCGGCATCGGGACTGATTCACCAGCGCATGAATTAACAGTGCAAAATGCAACACAAACCCCTACTATTCGTATTCATTCTGACACAACTTCGTTTCCTAGCCCGCGTCTTGAGTTTTTGCGTGGGACTAATGATACTTTTGGGGCTGACCATAACACAGACCACAGAATAGTCTCCGATAGCGGTCATCTTACTTTCCAAAAAGCAGCAAACGGCACAACAGATAATGTCATGCGCCTTGACAGTTCGGGCGGACTTTTGCTGAATACAACCTCTAAAAATGCAAATAGCCAAGCGGCTATTAAGGCATCAAGCACCATAGCACTGCAAACCCAGCCAACGTCAAATGGATATTATCCTTTATTTATTTACAATGCTGCTGGCGTTCAAAAAGGCTATATTTATAACTCTGGCACAACAACACAATACAACACCACTTCAGACTACCGCCTGAAAGAGAATGTCACTGCCCTCACAGATGGCATCGAGCGTGTTAAGCAGCTTAATCCATCACGCTTTAATTTTATTGAAGACCCTAACGTGACTTTTGATGGTTTTCTTGCACACGAAGCGCAGACTGTCGTGCCAGAGGCAGTTCACGGCGAAAAAGATGCAATGCAGGATGAAGAATATGAAGTCACGCCAGCCGTTTATGAAGATGTCGTTATTCCTGCCGTTTTGGATGATGATGGAAATGAAATTGAACCTGAACGCACGGAACAACAGCTTGTCACCGAAGCGGTTATGGGAACACGCTCTGTGCCCTTTTATCAAGGCATCGACCAAGCCAAACTTGTGCCGTTGCTGACCGCAGCACTGCAAGAAGCAATCACCAAGATTGAAGACTTGGAAACCCGCGTGGCAGCATTGGAGAACTAAAATGGAGATTGTAATGAGTATCTTTGAAAACCTGCCTTACATCATTTCGTTTGCTGCTGCCATAAGCGCAGTAACGAAAACGCCAAAAGACGACGAACTTGTCGGCAAGGCGCAGAAGGCATACGGCATCGCTTATAAAGTGGTCGATGTCTTGGCTTTGAACATTGCAAAAGCTAAAAACAAATAAGATGTCGGAGAAAGCGGCCATTGACGTTGCAATCGGCAGCGTTGCTGTAACTGCGCCGCTTTGGGCAGTGAACTTGACCGTCTATGTCAACTTGGTTGTCGCCATAGGCGGTCTCGTTCTGTTAGCCATTCGGATACACAAATCATTTAAAGAGTAAGACCGATGAACTTCGGTGAAACACTGCTTGCTTACTGGCCAATCCTTACAGCAGGGATGGCGATGATTTGGTGGTTTAGCCGTTCCATATCCAATCTAGAAAATAAAAACGACAGAATGGATGAGCGCATGCAAGACGCTGAGGATAAGCTGACCACAATTTTTTCTTTATATAACAACTTAATATCGCGTATGCTTGACGAACGAAAACCGAAATAGGGGTTAGGTTTTGGCATATACCACGGTTCGCAATGCAGCGCAGATTGGCAAGTCAGGCGAGTTTCTCGTTTGCAGCGCGTTGGAGTTGATGGGGCATCAGACTGCCATCTGTAACGGGCAGGGCTTTGACCTTCTTATGTTTGACGATGATGGCGAGACATATCGCGTCGAGGTCAAGTCGTGCAAATCCAAATCAAATCAGCGATATAAATTTATGACCGCTACGGGGTCAGCCAGCAAGAAGCTACTTAGCCCGGACGATTGCGATTTGGTTGCCCTTGTGGCACTCGACGAAAAAATGATAGTGTTCCGTGATGTCATGCAAATTAAGCATAAGAAAACTACTGTCAGCATTGAACAGTTTGACCAGCCAGAAGCGGGACAGCTTAGAAAAGCAATCGCGTCCGTCAAAGCCAGAAGGAATAGCTAAAATGTCTAAAACTATCGAACCGCACTGGGACGACTTCCCTAACTTTGGCCGCAGCGAACTTGCGTGCCAGCACTGTGGTCGCGCAGAGATGGACGAAGACTTTATGTGGCGGCTGCAAGACCTGCGCGAAGCCTATGGCAAGCCGATGAAGATTACATCTGGCTTTCGCTGCCCAGAGCATCCGATTGAAGCACGCAAGAGCAAGCCCGGCGCACACACCACAGGGCCGTGCTGTAGATGTCGGCGTGTCGCGCGGTGACGCATACGCGCTGATGCGACTGGCAATGCGTATGGGCTTCACTGGCGTTGGCGTGCAACAGAAGGGCGATGGCCGCTTTGTCCACTTAGATGACCTGACCAGCAAAGAAGGCTGGCCGCGTCCGACTGTTTGGAGTTACTGATGGCACGATATAATCACTGGTTTTGGAATAGCAGATTTATAAACTGGGTCGCCAAGATAGTTTCGCGCTTTGGCAATTACCTATGGCACAAGCGATTTAAGAAATGATTGCCCCCTTTCTCGTCGGGGGAATGGCGGGGGTTTTGTTTGTTTTGTTCTTTTGCATTTAGGGGGTTGCCAAATCGTCACCAATCGTGCCAGATTGTCACTGTAAGCAAAACAAGGGAGTTTGCAGATGACTATTGAGAACCAAATAAAACGCTTGGAGCGCAAAATTAAAATGTGTTCTGGCATGATGGAATCTACAGCTAAATCAATTGTTCATTATTCTGAATTGGCTGATGTTTGTTTGAAGCGTAAAGGGAGTCAAGATGGTCGCTCTTTGTTTCATCATATTGCAGGAATTGAAGACGCGGCGCGTAGCTACAGAGAAACTCAGTATAGAATTGACAATTATCGTGATGAAATCCACGAACTACGCCGCCAGTTGGAAGCAGCATAATGTGGTCGCTGGTCAAAGACATATGTGGGGCGGCAGCGTTTATGCTGTCGCTCTACATGATTTTAATGTGGGGCTATGTGCTTGAGGGGGT